GCGAACAAGAACGCGCGGCTCAATCGGCATACGAATACGCAAAAAACTTACAAGCTGAAAATGAAGCTTTGAAGAAAAATACGTCAGCGTATGCAGAAAATTACCAATCAGAGGCTGAAAACAGATTAAAAGCTCAGAGGGCGCAAGCTAACGCAGTTTTAAAATCTGCTTATCAAGACCAAGATTGGGACAAAGTAACGAAAGCTCAAGATATTCTCGACAAGATAACTGTCGAAGAAAGTAAATTAGCTAACACTAAGTTGTCTATCGAGCCTACTACTGAGTATCAACAGACTCAGATACCGCAAGGCTTTCAACAACCACAAGCCACCCCTGATCCCGATCCAGCCGCTGAAGACTGGGCTAGTAAAAACGAGTGGTTTGGTGAAGATGAGGCTATGACTTTAGTAGCATTTAACATACATAGAAGATTGGTAGAGGAAGAAGGGTTTGATACAAACGACCCAACATACTATACTGAAATCGATAAACGTATAAGAGCTGAGTTTCCACATAAATTTAACGGTGTGGAAGAGGCCGAGCCAAAGGGCAAAATACAGCAAACTGTAGCGCCCGCTGGTAGAAGCGAAAGCTCTGGACGCAAACGACAAGTGAGGCTAACTAAAGCCGAAGTCGAAATGGCACGTCGTTTGAATGTACCGTTACAAGAATATGCTAAACACGTAAAAAGGTAGACAAATGACAAAAGAAACAGAATTAAACGAATCAATTGATGCTCAAGCATCTACTGAAAACAGAACACCACGTTCTGCTGAAACTCGAGCGAAAGATACTGCTCGCAAACCTTGGCGTCGTCCATCAATGTTGGAAACACCTGATGCACCTGAAGGATATGAATACAGGTGGATAAGAGCTGAAATCGTTGGACAGGAAGATAAGAAAAATGTAACTGCTAGGCTAAGAGAAGGTTTCGACCTTGTCAGAGCTGAAGAGTTAGATGGCTTTGAAATTCCTACGCTTGACGATGGAAAGCACTCAGGAGTAGTTTCCGTGGGTGGTTTGCTTTTGGCCAAGATTCCTACAGAAACGCGAAATGAAAGAAACGCCTACTTTTCAGACCGCGCACAACTGCAACAAGACGCAGTTGACCATGACTTAATGAAGGAATCTGATCCAAGCTCTCCGATCTTACGACCAGAGAGAAAAACAAGCGTAACTTTTGGTGGTGGTAATCGTGATTGATTATCACTGTAATTAATTAACTGACTGAATAAGGAAAACTTATTATGGCAAATAAAGATGCACCTTTCGGGTTTCGTTCAGTAGGCAAAAAAGGCGGTGGCGTTGCTAATGGCGGCGTTACTGAATACGAGATTGCTTCGGGCGCGACTGGAAATATCTTTTCGGGCGACCCAGTTAAGATGTTGAACACAGGTACTATTTTAGTAGCTGGTGCTGCAACAACTTTATTGGGGATATTCAGAGGTTGTAAATATACGGATAGCAATGGAGATGTAGTATTCTCTTCTTACTATCCAACTGCTACAACTTCATCGGATATCGTTGCATTTGTTGAGGATGATCCTAATACACTATTTGAAGTGCAATGCACAGGATCTTTAGCTCAGACAGCTGTAGGTAACAACGTAGAGTTGGCTTACACTTCTGGGTCTACAAAGACTGGTATGTCTGCGGCAGAAATTTCTTCTACCACAGCGGCTACTTCGGCTCAGTTTAGAATCGTAGGATTCTCTACTGATCCATCTAATAGCACTACTGGATCCGCAAACGTAAATGCAATCGTATATATTAATGAGCATTTCTATACCACAGTAACGGGAGTTTAATAATGGCAATAAATAGAGCGCAATTAGCGAAAGAACTAGAGCCTGGATTGAACGCCCTTTTTGGGTTGGAATACTCCAGGTATGAAGCTGAACACGCTGAAATTTTTGATACTGAATCTTCTGATAGAGCGTTTGAAGAAGAAGTTCTAATTTCAGGTTTCGGTAATGCTGAAGTAAAAGCTGAAGGTACAGGCGTTAGATTTGATAACGCTTCTGAAGGCTACACTTCACGTTACACTCACGAAACAGTTGCTTTGGCTTTTGCATTAACAGAAGAAGCTGTTGAAGATAATCTCTATGACAGACTTGGTGCTAGATACACTAAGGCGTTAGCGAGATCTATGGCTAATACTAAGCAAATTAAGGCTGCTGCTGTATTGAACAATGCGTTCTCTACAACAGGAGGCGATGGTAAAGTCCTAATTGCTACTGATCACCCTTTAAGTGGGGGTGGTACACTAGCAAACAGAGCTACAACTATGGCTGACCTTAATGAAACTTCATTAGAGGATGCTTTGATAAATATATCAACATTCACTGATGACAGGGGCTTAACAATTGCTTTGAGAGGAATGAAACTAATTGTTCCACCTCAACTTCAATTCGTAGCTGACAGACTACTCAGTTCTCCAGGGAGAGTTGGTACTTCTGACAATGACATCAACGCAATCAGAAACACAGGAATGTTGCCTGATGGTTATGTAGTAAACCACTACTTAACTGATACAGACGCTTTCTTTATCAAAACTGATTGTCCTGATGGATTTAAGCACTTTGAAAGATCACCTCTTTCAACTGCACTAGAAGGCGACTTTGATACTGGAAACATGAGATACAAAGCTAGAGAAAGGTATTCATTTGGATACTCTAACTTTAGAGCTGTATACGGTTCTCAAGGAGCTTAACGGCAAATAGTAGTCACCGTCACCCGACTACTAGGAAAAGGGGATGCTTCGGCATCCCTTTTTTTTACTTTATTTCTTAAAAAAATGGATATATGATAGAAAAGTGTTTAATTAGCTTAATGAGGGCTGCGTGCAGTTTCCATTAATACAAATATAAGGAGTTCATAATGGCTAATCCACATTTTCAAAACTTAATACTATGGGCGGGTAATACTGTTGCAACTGAGCATAAGAAAAACCAACCCATGTTCGTACCATATCCGTCAGATCAAACATTTTATATGTATCATAATGATTTTTTTACATATAATTCTGGCGATTGGACAATCACTACAACTGAAGCTGGTGCAGGTAATGCTAGTGAAGCTCTTACATCACAAGCGGGTGGGGCTTTATTAATTACAAATGATGATGCTGATAACGATTTAGACTTTTTACAATTAAAAGGTGAAAGTTTTAAATTAAGCTCTAGTAAAAAAGCATATTTCTCTGCTAGATTCAAAGTGAGTGATGCAACACAATCAGATTTTGTAATGGGTTTACAAATTACTGACACAACACCATTAGCTACCACTGACGGTGTTTTCTTCATTAAAGACGATGGTGATACAAACTTAGACTTTATTGTAGAAAAAGATAGCACATCAACAGATACTACAGCTATTCACACTATGGAAGACGATACTTTTGTTACTGTTACTTGGTTTATTGATCCAGATGCTTCTAAAGTATTTTATTCTGTAAACAACGCAGCACCAGTTTCTGTAGTAAATACAAATCTACCAGATGACGAAGAACTGACAGTTTCTTTTGGTATTCAAAATGGTGCGGCAGCCGCTAAAACTATGACAATTGACTATGTAGTTGCAGCAGTAGAAAGATAGGAGTAAACAATGGCAGGTAGACTAACTGGCTCGGATGTAAAAGCAGTTTTTATTGAGGCTGACACCGACGCTGCTGATGCAGATGGAGTTGCAAACTCGCAGACGCCATCAGGCGCGGGCAACCTTACTATAAATGGTGCTAAAGCATCTGGTGGTGTTGCCACGTTTGGAGCAGCCCGCCAAGTAACTATAACTTCAGCTGCTGATGATTCTGGAAGAACCTTTACGGTCACTGGTACTGATGCAAACGGCGATTCTATTTCTGAAGCGGTTACGGGTGCTGATACAGCCGCAGCAACTAGCAGTAAACATTTTAAAACTGTGACGCAAATTGCTGTGGATGATGCAACGGCTGGAGCTGTTACGGCAGGCATGAATACGTCAGCAATAGACGTTATTTTTGCTGGTCGTGCCAGATTGAAAGGAACTTTTATTGTAAATTCATCTACAGCTGGAACTGTTAATTTTAGAGATAGTTCTGATGCTGGAGAAAGTGGTACAACACGTTTGTCTTTAGGTACTGTAGCAAGTGCAACAGCTGAAAGAGATGTAACAATACCTTCTGAAGGTATCGTTTTTGAAAACGGCGTTTACGTGCCTTACACAGCAGGCACCACTATTTTTACAAATATGACTGTTTTCCACGCTTAATATGGCTGAATACAGGGGCAAAAAGGTAACTCTGAACAAACCAAGGAGAATCTCTAAGGGTTCTCCTGGGTTCGGTAAGAAAACTAGAGAAGTTTTTGTTAGAGTTCCCTCCTCTGGAAAAATTAAACGGGTAACTTTTGGCGACCCAAAATTAGGCGCACATCCTAGCAATCCTAAAAAAAGAAAAGCTTACTGCGCTCGCAGTAAAAATCTAGGAGACGATAGAACTAAAGCAAATTATTGGTCAAGAAGACAATGGAGATGCTAAGTGGCAAAAGCTAAAAGCGGCGGTAAAATATGTCCAGCTGGCAAGGCTTGGGCAAAACGTACTTTTGATACATATCCTTCTGCCTATGCAAATATGGCCGCATCAAAATATTGTAAAGATCCAAACTATGCAAAAGACTCTAAGAAAAAGAAACGGGTTAAGAAAGCTGGAGGGGGATTGGTATTTAACGTAAGAGGACAAGGCAGAGTAATGCCAAATAGATTGAGATAATGGGACAACTTAAACAGTGGCGAGAACAAAACTGGGTAAGAATAGGTACTGATGGTTCTATTAAGGGACCGTGTGGAACCAGTAAAAATAAAAAGAATCCAGATAGATGTTTGCCAAAAGCTAAAGCTCAAAGTCTATCTAAGTCAGAACGTGCCAAAACTGCACGTAAGAAAAAAGCTGCGGGTGCAAAAGGTAAAACCGTAGTAGCAAATACAAAAAAAGCTAGAGTTTCTGTAAGCAGAGGAGGAGAGATGCTAAAAAACAAATTAAAAGCTGATCTTAACAAAGACGGTAATATATCTTCATACGAAATGAAAAGAGGTATGGCTATTGAAAAAGCCATGTCTCAACAAAATCGTGTGAAGAAGGAAAACGGTGGATTCATAGCAAAAGGCTGTGGTAAAGTTATGAACAATCGTCGTAAAGTAACGACTATATCTTAGGAGATAATTATGCCAGCAAAAAAAGCAGCAGATAAAAAAATGGATGCCAAAATGAAGGCTAGACAAAATGCAAAGGTAAGACCTGATGAGCCAGTAGAGGAAACAAGGATCTACTTAAACATGCCTAAGAAAAAGGCTGCTCCAAAAAAGAAAGCACCAGCTAAGAAAAAAGCACCTGCTAAAAAGAAAACTACTAAAAAATAAAGGTTTACTATGTATAAAAGAACAAAAGGGTATGCCGCTGGCGGCCAAGTAAAATCAAAAGGTATGCGTAAAGGTGGCGTATACAAAAGCAAAGGTATGCGTAAAGGCGGTGTCGCCAAAAGCAAAGGCATGCGTAAAGGCGGCGTATACAAAAGCAAAGGTATGAACAAGGGTGGCCCAATGAAATCTAAAGGATACAAAAAGGGCGGGAAAGGTAGGCCGTAAGTGGCTTACTTACAAAGCAACATCCCACATTTCAAATGCTGGGTCAGAAAAGAATATACGCATAATCACGAAAAATATCACGGTGAGTTTCTTCACGCCATGGCTATCGCTGTTACGACGATGCCTTGCCGTTGTTTAAGTTTTCAATTGATATTTACAGGTATAGAGGCAGAAGGCGAAGAAGAAGATACAGTTCATGGTGGCGCTATGTGGGCCAGGATGCCAATAACAGCGCTTGTAGGAGATACACCTTTTGAACAGTGGCCAGAACCAATGGCTGTTCACGATGCTCAACCTTGGGATTGTTCTTCACACCATCATGCCGTTTACGTATTAGATAGAGCCACACCTTGTCCTTGGCTGGCTAAAATAGATGGTAATTTTTACCCAGCTAAATACATGTTTACTGTTGATTATGCTGAAAATGAGATAGCTGATGATCCTGCCCAACATAAACAAAGTCATGTTTTAGAATTATTAGACGCAGGAGAATGGACAGGTAATATCGTAGCGTTACCAAATAATCGTGTAAGAGTTACCCACCCCGCTTGGTTTGAGACTGGATCAGGCGCACCTGATTTTAGACCATCCGCACATATACATTATTCAAAGTCTGATTTAGACTATACGTTGGATGTAAACAGAATTTTTGATAATCTATATGCAGAGGACGAGTAATGGCACTTTCAGGCAGTACAGATTTTGAACCTAACGTAACCGAGTTTGTTGAAGAAGCTTTTGAGCGTTGTGGTATTGAACTAAGAACAGGATACGATCTTAAAACAGCAAAAAGATCTATAAATCTTATGTTGGCAGAATGGGCCAATAGAGGTTTAAATCAATGGACAATAGAACAAGCTACCCAAACTGTAACAGAAGGAACTTCTAGTTATTCTTTGAATTCTAACGTAATTGATATATTAGATATGTCGTTGCGTAGAACAGTTAATAGTGAAACAACTGATACAAGTATGAACAGAATCAGTCGCTCTGAATATTTGAATATACCAACTAAAGATACAAAAAGCCGACCTTCGCAGTTCTTTTTTGACAAGCTAACTACACCCGTAATAAAAATATGGCCAAGCCCTGAAAACTCTACGGATATATTGGTTTTTAACAAAATAGTCAGAATGGATGATGCCGATACAGCTATCAATACATTAGATATGCCATTTAGGTTCTATCCTTGTTTTGCCGCTGGATTGGCTTACTACATATCAATAAAGAGAGCGCCTGATCGTATGCAAATGCTAAAGGCTGCTTACGAAGAAGAATTTAGACGTGCAGCCGATCAAGACGAAGATAGAGCATCATTTCGTATAAAACCATCTATGAGGAGTAGTTATTAGTGGCTTACGCTACTGGAAAGTTTGCGCGTGGCCTTTGTGATCGTTGTGGTTTTGAATACAAATTGCATGAACTCAAAGAAGAATGGAACAATTTAAAAGTTTGTAGCGAATGTTTTGAACCAAAAGCTCCTCAAATTGATCCAAGACCAGTAATTACAGACCCAGAAGCAGTTTACAACCCAAGACCCAACAATGATAAAGAAGTTGGTGAGGGATTTGTAGTTGTATCAGATGCAAACAATTTTACGGCTACAAGCATAAATTCTTTGTCTATGAATCCATCTATCTTGGGTACCAA